TCACTGCACCCCGGGATCCACATTCGCCAGCGTCGCATCCCGCACATCCTCCAGAATCTTCGCAATCCTATCCAGCGCTGCACTCTGCGGATCGGTCCCGCGCACCCCGCCGCCGCCGCCAATCGCCTCCAGCGAGCTCGCCACCACTGTCCCGCGCTGCCCTGTCAGACTCTCCATCATCCGGTCTGCCTGGCTCAGCTTTACCTCCTTGTTCGCCATCGCATCCGCATCCTTCCCGCCGAATCCTTGGTCAATAAACCGCTTCCGCGCATCCTTCCTATCCAGCTCATCAGTCTCCCGTGCGGATTTCTCCTTCAAAGCCTTCGCCTCCTTGGTCTTCCCCTGCGCCTTGAGAATATCCGCCTGTAAATCCGCCACAGAGCTTCGCTGGCCATCCGTCGAGCGGTTGCGGCCGTCCTTCTGCGCCTCATCCTCCCGCTTCCGCTCCGCCTCACGCGCCGCACGTTCCTCATTCATCCGCGCATCGACAAAAGCCTTCTTCTGCTCCTTGCTTCCACCCGCATCTTCCGCCTCCTTTTCCACAGCCTTCCGCGTAGCCGCATCCTCCATCGCCTCACGCTTCGCCCGCAGCCTATCAGCCAGCCCCTGGTCACCATCTTCACGCGCACCTTCCTCCAGCCGCTTCAGCTTGGAAATTATTAGCGATTGCCCAAGCTCCGCCGCACGCTCACGCCCCTCCTTCGCCAGCCCAGCATCCCGCGCCGCTAAAATCTTCTCCTGCCTGTCATATTCCGCCTGGCCGATCTGATCTGACTGGAGTTTCAGTCCCAGCTTCTCCCGCTCGATCTCCAGCAGCCGCTCCTCACGCTCGTAGCCTTTGAGCCTCAGCCCCGCTATCGCCGCCTCCGTATCCAGCCGCGCCTCCGTAATCGCCAGCTCATCCTTTGACTTCTGGAGCGCCAGCTCCTTCTCCCGCACAGGGTCCATATCCTCCGCACGCCGCGCATCCAGCTCATCGCGTCGCCTTTCCATTTCCTGCCTGCCACGGCTATCCACATCCGTCACCCCAGCCCGCACCGCTCGTCTTTTTTTAGATCCCTCATCACCTTCTGCCGACAGTAATTCCCCTCGAAGCTTAGCCCTTTTTTGCTCCGCCTCTTTATCACTATCACTTGGATCGTCCTTATGATTGGAAAGAGCCTCCCTCGCCAATCGCACCGCTTCAGTAGCCCCCGCTAGTTCATCCATCACCAAAATCTTAGCCTTGAGTTGTTGTAACTCACTAGGACTCGCCAGCATCTCATCCACATCCCCGTTGCGGGAGGGCGCAATAGCCGCAAGCGCCATCTCCACATCCATCAGTTCATTCCGCTTAGGCATGGAAAGTGCCTGATTCAGCCCGAAATCCGGCGTCCCCTCATCCGCTTTATCATACGCAGCGATCTCCTCCTGCAAAGTAGCCTTCTTTGCTAGCAATGCCTTTGTTCTTGCTTCGGGATCAATCCCCTCCTTCCGCCTCTCCGCCGCCCGTTTCTCTGCAGCCTCCTCCTCCTTAATCAAATCAATAGCCTCACGCCTACGGTCACCCGCCTCTTTGAGACGCTTTTCAGTAATCGCCAATGCTTCCTCCGGCCCCTTCGCGGCGATAGAATCCCTCTCCATTTCTTTCACCCGCTCACGCCCTTCACGCACCCGCTGTTCCATCCCCATCTGTGCGTCGTCTTTCTCCAACGTTTCGGAGCCCGGCAAGCTCTTGATATTATCCTTGATACTATCCACCCGCTTCTGCGCCGCCGACTTATCAGCGTCATTCCTCGCATTCTCCACATCTTGATACGCCCCTACCAGAGAAGTAAGCATCTTACTCTCCGCCTGCCGTAAATCCACCATTGTCTTAATGTCCGCGATCTGCTTTTTCATCGCGCTGTCCAGCGCGGCGCTCGCCCGCACATAGCCCTCCAGCCGCTCCTCATTTTCTTTCATCACCGCGTTAATTTTTGACCAAGCCGTCAACAGCACGATCACCGCAGTAGCCGCCCATACCAGAGGCATTTTCATCATCGTCGCCACCAGAATCTTCACCTGACTGGCAACGAACATAGCTGCAAGTCCCAGCCCACGGAACGCCGCCTGACCGAGTTTCACGACTCCCACCAGACCGTTGGTAGCTATCAGGTTCTTAGCCCCCGCCGCCGCCGCATTGAGTTGCGCCCGAGCCTCTATTTTTAAGCCAGCAGAATGCGCCGCGCTTGCTGCCACGAGGTGGGTCTTGATCAACCTAAGTTTCGTCATCACCGGGATCTGGGCGCTAGAAACCGCCGTCACATAAGCAGTGCTATTAGCCACCGACTTATTCCCCACGGAAAGAAGCAGGAGTTTCGTCAGAAACTTAGCCATCGCCGCGCCGGATGCCACCGCCAGCACCGTAGCAAAACCCACCACAGCCTTCGCTCCCCACTCCACCGCAAGCCCAAACCCCTTCGTGCTCGTCACACTATCCACCACTCCCAGCTTGAACTTCGCCCAGCGGTTTTCCATCGCACCCACTTCATTACCCAGGTTCGCCAGAGCCGGAGTCACCGCCTCCATCATCTTGATCGAAGACTCCACCCCCGCCTTCTCCCCATCGAGAAACCCCGTGGAAAATCCCGCCTGCATCTGGTTCTGGGTATCCGCGTAGGTCGATTGCAGACCCTCCAGAGATTTCGATTGCTCACCCATCGCGCCGGTATTGCGCTCAAGCTGCTTCTCCATCACCTTCCAGATTTCAATCCCGCTCGCACCCGCCGCCTGCATCGATTCGATTTGATTGCGCACCGTGCCGGAAATAATCCCCATCTCTTGGAGCCGCATCGAGGCCTCGCCCACCGGCCGCCCGCTCATCAGCCCGTCGTAAAGCCGGCCGACCATCCGCGCCGTATCGGAAAACGCCGTCCCAGCTACCGAGGCCGCATCACCCACCAGAGTCATACCCTTCTCACCGGAAAGCGCCCCTTGGGAAAGCACCTCGAGCATCTTGTTCGCCTCCACAATCTCATCCAGCTCAAAAGGCGTCTTAACCGCAAACGTCTGCAGCTCCTTAACCCGCTCCTTCGCCCTGTCCAAGCTCCCCAGCAGCGGGCGGAACTGTAGAGTCATCCGTTCCAGCGCACCCGCACCGGCCATCCCCAGCTCCTTCCAGCGGGAAATCAAAAGCTTAGTCGTCCCCAGGAACGCCAGCGAAGCACCCGCCACCAAGCCCAAAGGCCCAAGCACCCGCGCCTCAAACATCCCCCTCATCCCCGCCCAAGCCGCCTGCGCCTTCGTCGCACCCGCCGCCAGCAGCACCACCGGCTCCAGCAAATCCCCCGCAAAATCCATCCACTTCCCTTTAAGCTGCCCCAGCCCTTTAGCCTTGAAATCAGCCTCCACTTCTACTCGTTCACGCCGCATCCCCTCCGCCTCATGTCACCAGAATAAGGAGAAGGGTGTTTCCAACCCCTAGCAGAACCCAAGTCTTCCCAACAACCAAGCCACCCTTACGTAAGGGCCCTTTCAACAGAGTCTCAGCAACCTAACCAGCCGATTCGCCTCCACCCGCGTCAGCCCGCCCTTGCTCTCCCTCTCCAGCGAGTTCACCGCCTCCGGAGCCTTCCGCCCCGCCATCTCCCAAGCCCGCGCCCGAGTCTGCCGCGACTTTGCCACTAAAACCTTCAATTCATCACTCTCCATCTGCCTCCTTCTTCTCCTCCCGCGCAGCCAGAAACTCCTCCATCGCCTCATCCTCCGCCGTCTTAATCCCCACATCCACCCCACGGTGCATGAACACCCCGGCCAGATACCACTCAGCCTCCCCAGGAGAGAGCGCCCACACCACATCCGGCTCCCAGTTCGCGCCACGGATCAGCCCCGTCACCAGCCCGAACACCCCGGGCAGCGCACCGCTGTCTTGCGGAGCATCGCCCTCCTGCACCACCTCGCCCTCCCACGTCGCCGGAGGGCAACCGTGATCCAAGAGATATTCCTGAAATTTTAGATACTCCACATCCGCCCCGCGCCGGAAAATCTTCCACAGATAGCCCAGCTTCCCGCACCATGTCGGCCCCCGTCCTATCACCTTCGCCAGCTTCCGCTCCAGATCCTCAAAGCGCATCGCACACACCCGGCTCGCCATCTCAATATCCATCATCCGGGATTCCCCACCCATCACCATCGGACTTTTAAGCGCCTCCAGCCAGAACCGGTGGCGCAGCGAGAACTTCTCCAGCCGCCGCCCCATCACCTCATGCTCCACATGCCCAAAAGCCTCCTCAAATCGATCCCTATTCTTCACCCCATCCCCACCATGTCACCAGTCGCAAAAATAAATGAACCACGGATGACACGGATTTTCACGGATGAGATTTTGATTTCTTCCCAAACCAACCCAAGTCTTATTCCGTGAAAATCCGTGCCATCCGTGGTCAAAATTCCCACAAAAAAAGCGCCGTGCGGGATCTCACTCCGCACGGCACTTTAACCAATTACTCTATGCAAAAAAATTAAACGATCTCAGCCGTAATACCTTGATAGCACACGCCGGTAAGCTGGCCCTTCTGGAAAACCTTGGAACCCTTCGTATCCTGACGGCCGGTGATGATGAAGAACTTCCCATCGAACGTGAAATCAAGACCATCCTCCTCGAACTTGGAGCGGTTGGTGATATACCCATCCACAGTGAACGTGTATTTATCCTGCGCCACCGCAAGACCTTCCACAGTGCCGTCCGGTCCCTCCGCTTCCGCGATGAATTCCGGCTCGCTGGAAATTTGCAACTCCATCGGCGCTAGGCCGGTCGCTGTTTCGATCGCGGCCGCCGCATCCGAGGTAGTAACCTCCCCGTTTGCGTAACCGAATTTATATTTGGCATCTCCGAATTGTGTGAAGGACATGCACCCCACCGCGTGTCAACGCCCCACAAATCCAAAATCCAAAATCCAAAATCCAAAATCTCAAGCCCTCTCACACCCCGCCGTGATAAACAGCACATCAGAGTAAACCTTCTCCGCCTTTGCCTGGCGCACCTCATCAACAGAAAATCCACACAGCCGCACCCCGAGATCCTCATCCACCCCTGGCACCGTCGCCTCCACCGCCGCAGAGATCTCCCCCAGCCGCCGCTCCTGCTCCGCGCTCCCGCCCTCCGCCTTATCCCACACACACACCACCCTCACCTCCGCGATCCAGGCGTCGCACCCCGGCACCGCCTGCTCCATACGAGAAACCACCACCACCGAGAACGGCGGCTTCACACCATCCGGCCGCCGCGATGGGAAAACCGAATGCCCCGCCGCCACCCGCCCCTGCAAATCCGCCGCCCATACCACCATCAATAAATCTTTAAGATGCGCCATAAATTTCTAAAAGTTGGAAGTTGAAAGTTGGAAGTTGAAAGTTGAAAGTTGGAAGTTGGAAGTTGAAAGTTGAAACTTAAAGCCCCTCCAGCGCCTCAGAGATCTTCTTCCTCGCCACATCACCCGCATCCTCCGCCTCATCATCGCTCCAGCCCATCGCCTGATGCAGCGCCTCCTCCTCCTCGCTCTGAGGTTCCGCCAGCCCCGCCGCCTTCTCGCTCTCCAGCTCCGTCTCCTTCTCCGCCTTTCGCAAAGACTGCCCCACCTTCCCCAGAAGCCTCCCAAAGTTTTCCCGCACATTCACCCGAAGCTCAAACATATACCCTTACGTAAGGGTGTCACCCAATGCGCCGTAGCCTTGGCGTAGGAGGAACCCCTTTACACAACCCCAGTCGCTTCGCTCCGTCGCATCGTCGCAAGTCTAAAAGTTAAAAGTCTAAAAGTCACAAGCAAAGAGTCTTCCGACCTTCGACCTTCCGACCTTCGACCTTCGACCTTCGACCTTCGACCTCTTCCCAGTCACTTCCGCCCTTCCCGCCAGCCAACGACCAGCTTCGCCGCAATAACGGCCAACAAGCTCATCTCCCGCCATGCATCCACCGGGCATGCAATGTTCCCATCCATCATCCCCCATGTTTTTTGCAGGTAGGCGAGCGCCATGGATGCGAGGGCTATGCGGTAGATCCAGCCGATCGTATCGTAGGCGCTCCGTGATTGCCGCAGACGTAGGATGATGCCTATGGTAGTAAGTAAGCAAACGTAGATCGAAAGCTGTTGCAGCGTGTTCATTCCAAAAATTTCTTTTGAAGCTTCTCGATTGCTTTTTCAGCAGCCGTTCCAATCAAAAACCCAGATGCAGAATAGGCGGCAATCGCTCCTTCTGGACCAATTACAGCAATGATCAGATGCCCCACAACCTGCCCGAGGAAAACCGCCGCTGCCACACCAACGAAAACTTGAACAATCCAGCGCTGCCATTCGCGATCCGGTTTGAGTATTACTCTGACGATGCTGCCGAACACTCCACTGGTAAGGAGCACGCGGACTTCGTGTGTAATCCAATCCATATTACAGGTAGCGGTGGGAGGTTACCAGGTTGCCTTTGCGCCTTTCGATCTCATCTATCAGGATGTAGTTGAAGCTCGGCACGATTGCTCCCCAGTCGTTTTTTCTGAGCGGGTTGTCATACCTCTCAAGAAGAGCATAGAGACGCGGCTGGAAGTCAGGCCATGTTGATTTGGGTATGGTCTGACAGCCGAGGGAAGACGTGGAATTGTAGCCTCCGCTATGCAGATTGATCGCGTGCATCCCAGTGTCCTCGTATGGAGGGTTGCCATCGCGGATAACCGTGAACGACTCGCACTGGCGAAAGGCCAGTCTCCCCTTGTGCTTACCTGTGCCGTAGAGGTGGATGCCGGTTTTCAGCATCGCCATGCCTTTCTTTGATCCGGTGCCGTGGCCTTTCCGGTAGCCGTTGGGATCGGTGTTCGCTCGGAAGCGGAGTATGTCCGATGGCGTCACGATGAACATCGCGTCATCATAAATCTGGCGATCATTATTACCTGGCTTACCCATCGAATCGAGATAGTAACCCCGGATGGCCACGACCGAAACCTCGTTGGCAGGAACGCCGTTGGCTGCAACGATTGCGCGGATGTCCTTTTCGGGCAGTTGCGGAGTTTTCATATCAGTATTTTTTGAGCATCACCCCTGCTAGGAGGTTGATCGCGGCAGTGGTGCCGAGGATGGCAGCGATAACGAAATGGCCTGTCAATATGGCGGCGACCGCCGCAATGACGAGGGCGGCAGAGGCGCGGAAAGTGACTTTGGTTACTGGAGTCATAGGGATTTCGCGTAGGATTTCATCTCCGGGTGACGTAGATGACGATGGCGAGCATGATGGCGGCGACGACCAGCGAGCCGAACAGCCCGGAGCTCGGAGACTCCTCGGGCGGGCGGTATCCGTATTTGATTCTGGGTTCTGTTTTCATGGGATGACTGTTTTTTTTGCTAACTTTGCGACGACGAAAATGACAAGCAGGACGAAGCCGAAAATAACACCCGCCCAGATCAAGGTTTTCACGCCTTTTCCAAGGGCGGCATTGTCGGCTTGCTTGGCCATGTGGATCTTGATTTTCTCAACTCCTATATCCTGCGCCTTTGCAGTTGTTTCTAGGCTTACCATGCCCTTGTCAGCGGTTTTCTGGAGAGCCTGCGCAGCAATCGAATACTTCATCGTTCCATCGGCTGAGGCTTCCGCGAACAGGTTACGAGTGCGGACTGCCGTTAGAATTTCCCATTGCTCTTGCCACTCCTTTGAATCGGGGCCTGCGGTGCGCTGGGCGGCGGCATGGGCGAGCGCATCATTGATGCCTTTGCCTACATCCTTGACCTGCTTTGCTACATCGGAGACGCCTGCATGAACCCGCTTTGATGCTGTCCCAGCCGCCGCAACATCCGCCCGCGCCGTTGCAACCGCAGGGGCGATAGGATCAACGATGACCGCCTTTGGAGCGCACGCTGCGAGAGAAAGACAGAGGATGGCGGCTAGGTATTTCATGGCAGAAATCCGTTAAGGGCGGTGAGCAAAATTAGCTTCACATTTTGTTCGGCTTCGGTATCGGCAGCGATCTCCCCTAGCGCGTAGTGGGCCGCTGCGATGTCGCCCAGGTCCAGCAGCTTCTCGACCCCGGCCCGGGCGGTGGCGAATTTAGCGCGGGCAGCCACAGGCAGAGTGTAAATCAGCTCTGACATGCTTGAGCGGGCGGTGGTGAGTTGTTGCTCTAAAGTGGGTTGTCGTGCGGCGAGGTCTTCGGCAGTCAGCTCGCGGACTACCCATCCATAACCTTTGAGGGTGAGATTTCGTTCTATGGTTTGAGCTTCCGAATCATAAGTTGGAGGGGCAACATCCGGTATATAAGCATAGCCATCAGGCGCGGAAAACGCGGCAGGATTTCCAACCGCGCGGGCGATCGGATGCACACCATCAGGCGACTCGGTGGCGAAGGCGAGGGGGGATGTGGTGATTAGGTGGTGTGTTTTCATGGCTTAAATTGTTGAAATTGCGAGATCTGATTTTAAAGTATCGTATCTGCCTTTAAGCAATTCGTAGCTTAGAAAATCACCGACGGAAAAAAAGTCTTGTCTGGTGCCGTTGGCCTGAGCAATACCGAAACTTGAGTCAGGATATTGCTGCGAAATCTGGGAATTACTTTGGCCTAATATATTGCCTTGATGGTGGGACCGGTAAAAATTTGAAGAATTACGTGTTACTGCAAGCATCTGAGCTACTTTACTCACCGTTGTAATTCCTAGGGAGGTGCCATGGGAATTGTAGTAAAACAATTGGTTGAATGCGATATTTGAATATTGAATTGCAATCGTTCCTTCTACTCCATATCCCCCGGCTCTTGACATAAAAGCGTTGTTTGTATCAACAAAAGTTCCAAGGCCCACTGCAAGGTGATTACTATTTGCTACAAGATTACTTCGAGCATTAAAGTTTGATTCGATCGATTTTCCCGCCCCTCCAAGCAGCCCTAATTTTCGGGAGTAATCCGCATTTACAAAATTTATGTTAGTAGGTGTTGTTCCTTTTAAAGGGACTAACGAACCCGCTAAAGTTCTCGGCCCCATCATCAAGTAAGTGCAGCGCATAGCTTCCCATATTTGATCAGTCTTGCACCCTACTACAAAATCGTTGAATGCCTTTTTAACACTGTACTCCAAGCTTTGACCATCTGCCAACTCGACGGCTGTGATGTAAGATTGGGTGTCCGCATCTAGGTCCAATTCCCGCACCATAGCCATCATACCCGCCTGTGTCGCTATTCCGTCCATTTTATCAGGAGTTGCGAGTGGTTAAAAAATGACGGAGGACGCTGCCATTACGCTTCACCGACAGCTCGAAAACTCCGGGCGCGGCTGTTGTTAAAGCAGCTATGGCTGTCAGGGGTTCTCCCATCGCCCGAAGAGTCAGACCCGCATGGGCGAGTGCGAGGGTGTATCCGCCCGCCCCTCCCATGATCCCGCTGAGACTGGCTGTCTGGCCATCAGCTAGGTTCGAGAGCGTGATGGTTGTGTTGTGGGCTAGAGTGAGATTGGCCGAAACGCCGGATGCGATGTTCCACGCGATTGCTCCCGAGCTTGTGAGGGGATTTGGGAGGAGGTATATTGGGACGGCGGCTGCGGCGGCTCCTGCTGGGTCGAACGCGCTGGAGCTTGCCGTTGCAGCAGTTCCTAGACCAAGGGCGGTTCGATGAGCTGCGGCTGCCGGTCCAAAGTAGAGAAACGATGCAGTTACACTATAAAGCGACTGGCTACTTAGCTGGAATCCACTGCCAAAGGCTTGGTTTCCCGACCATGAATTATTTGACGCTAGAAGCGCTGCTGCGGCTCCTGCGGTTTCAAAGTCCTCGGTTTCTGCGAACGCCGCGCTGCCAAGCTCATCAGCGGTTAGCGTTGTAAGCTGCCAGTCTGCTGCACCTGCCCCCACGCTGAAGGCGCGGTAGGCTTCTTTTGGGGTGGCTGAGTCATCGATCCAGAGAGAGCCGACGACGTAGCCAGAGGCGGTATCATCGGTCACTAAGGGGGCGCGGCCTCCGGCCCAGTTGTTGAGCGAGGGCAGGCCGAGGTTATTGAGAGCCTGGATCTTCTGCGGACCTGTCAAGCTCTGCGCCCTATCAAACAGCACCGCCCGCGCCGCCACATACTCATCAGGAGTAGGCAGTGTTAGGGGCGTCCCCTCCGTCCCCTTCCACACATCATTGAAAATACTCACGTTGAGAGTCTGCGAGGATGTCGGCCCGCCATTCTCATCCCTAAAAGTAAACTCGCCCTTGAAAACACCGCTCGCCGCGCCATTCAGCGCCGTCAGGATCGCCCCGCCGTCCGAACTAATTAGCGCGCTCCACACCCCATCCGCAAAGCTCCAGTCCGCCGTATTCGCTAGGATCAAAGGATCTGTCTCCTCCTCAAAATCCACCTTCACCGCATAGACCATCTCCGTCGGCGTGCCGATCGCAGCCGCCACCCCCTCCCGCGAAAACAAAACTTCAATCTTACCCCCATCGCCCCGCTTATGCGAAACACTGGAAAGCAGCCCGGAATATCCCGGCCTCTCAACGAATTTACCCAGTCCCAGATCAAAGAATAACCTCACCCCCCCCAAACCATGTCAACAAGCCAAAATCTCATCCGTGAAAATTCGTGCCATCCGTGGTTAAAATCCGCCAGCACTTTCCTAAAAGTCCTCTTCCTCCCACCGGTTCTCCGGCCCCGCAAAAATCACCCACCCGCCTCCAAAGTTCTCCTTATAGATCACCTTCCCTTTAAGCATCCGGCACTCCACCACCGCCCCATCCGGCACATCCTTCCCTTGCTCATACCCCACCTCAATCTCATGAGTCACCCCCGCGCTAGTCCCGCCTGCCACAATCCCATCGCGCACCACAGCCGGCCGCGGCGTCCCCTGCATCTCCACCCCATTGATCATCACAGTCTGCCCCATCACCTCCCGCCCATTCTCACAGCCCGCCTCAAAACTCTCCCAAAACGCATCGCTCATACCCTTACGTAAGGGTGTCAGCATCGCAGCCACAAAAAAGCCGGACAGGTTTCCCCATCCGGCTTTCATGAATAATCTCTTTTACCTAACGGATCAGGAAAAGTTCGTCTTGATCAGCTGCCCCGCATTCGCGTTCACCAGCTTCTCAATCGAGTTGGTGCGCACACGGACCATGTCCGAGCGGCGACCTTCGTTGCGATAGGTCTCAGTGGCGTAGAGACCGGAAGGAACGTCCGCTTCCCAGACCAGCGTGCGGCCTGCACCACCGTTGGAGAAGTCGCCTTCCTTCACATCACCCACCCAGACGTAATCATTCCCCCAGATCGGCAGAAGGGAAGTAGTAGCGCGTCCTTTCGGAGCCGCGTCATACTTCGCCCTGGCGATGTGCACCGACAGCTTCATACCGTCCATGTCCAGCGCAAAGGCTTCCTGAAGATCCTTAGTGGTGATCAGGCGCTTGTTCACGTCTCCGCCGATCTTACCGTAAAGGTAAGACTGAAGAAGAGTAGAGCGGCGCACACGATTCCAGAGGATCGAGGAGAACACAATCGTATTGACCCCTTCACCACGGCCGGTGACCAGCTCGATGGCTGCGTTCATGTCCTGCGGAAGATCGATCGTATCGATGTTCGTTTCGGTGTAGGCGACAACTGCGTCGGTCTTACCAAAGTTCGTCTCGCTCATGATCAGCGATGCCGCATTGACCTCGAACTCAAGCTCGCACTTGCGGGTCACGTTGGCTGCCGTGATCTTCTCCAGATCGAAGAAGCTTTTCATCTCCGCCGCCTTAGTATCGTCGATGCGCTCCTCAAGACCGCGATCTTCGCAATCGTAGGTGTCCCACGTGTGTTGCGAGCTGGTCTCGTTATACGAACCGCTCGAAGAACGCTTGGTTTGCTCGCGCTTCATCGAATTGCTCGTAGCGAGCAACGTCTTCGGATAGCGCCCAGCCCGTGCGCCCACCCCGTAAACCGGGAGAAGCTTGGTGCCGATGTAGTGCTCGTGAGCCTGACGCCCCTGCTCAAGGAAGGCGGAAATCTCAGGACGGGAAACTGCTTGTAGTGAATACATAATATTGTGTTTCTAGATGTTGTTGTTGTTGGTTTCCCGTGGATTAGACGGCGGTTGGGATCGGATCGCGGAAGTACATCACATCAAAGTGGTCACCCGCTTCAGTGGCTCCGGTCACCGCCACAGCGATGCCGACTCCTGCGGTCTTCTTCACCAGCACGCCAGCGGCACCGGCCTCAAGCTCATCGCCCCGGACAACGTCCGTGCCATTGCCAAGGACAGCCTCGGCATACATGCCGATAACCTGCACGGATGGGTAAGTGCGGTTCAGATCGCCCGGAAGGGTGATCCCGATTGCGCGGTCATTCGGCCCTGCCAGGTCAAGACCTGCTGCCGTCATCTTCACGCGGAGGAAAGGAGCAAGTGCGGAGACTGCTTCCAGGGATACTACGTTTTCAGTGTTCATAATTGTGTCGTATTAGATGTTGATTTTGAACTCCGAAAGATCAGAGGGTTTGAGCGAGCGCTCCCTTCGCCTCAAGGTGAGTGGTGTAACGCTCGGTATCCTCGTTCACCGCGAAAAGCATCGCCTCGGCAGCAGACTTGCCTTCGCCTTGAAGCTCCACGCAACGCGCCTCAAACTCCGTCCTCGGAGCCGCACCAACCTTGGAAACCGAAGCCTTACGCCCGCCATCCGCACCGGCCGAGAAATCGACGCTGTGCTTGGTCTTGCTCGAAAGCTCCTTATAAGCCTCCGCAAGAATCTGGTTCTCATTGAGCAACTGCGCATTGAACTCCTCCAGATCGGAGATCTTATCATCGAGCTCCACATGCGCGGCCTCGAACTCCTGGTGCTCCCTATCGGCACCCATCTTCGCGATGCGCGCTTCAAAATGCTGAACCACATCGGCAAGAGAGCTTAACTCGGAAGCATCAACTTCTTCTTGCTCTTCTTCCTCTTCGATTTCCTCCTCTTCTTCATCCGCTTCGCTGAAGCGTTGCAAAAGAGCGGCGACGTTGGAATTGAACTCACGCTGTTCAGTTACGAAGGCGTTGAAGTCCACGGTATTTTCTTCTTCGGGTTTTGCTCCCGGCTTTACTGGTGTAGCCATATCATCCCCGTCGCTGTCAACCGCCCCCGCCTCGAACATCCCGTCGGGATTCGCCGCAGGGCTCGCCACCAGATCCACCGAAACCAGATCCTGGCACCTCGCGAAAATCTTCTCCGTCGCCGGCACCGCCACACGCTTCTTGCCCATCAGCGTGTAATGCGTCTTCGTCTCCGCATCCGGATTAAATACCTTAGTCCCATCCGCCAGCTCGCTCAGACCCATGAAGCTCGCCGAGAATCCCACATTCTCCGGCATCCGCTCCGCCAGCTCCAGCGCGTGATTGTATTGCGGGTGACTGCGGAGCAAATGCCAGTCCGCCTTCAGCTTGGTCCCCTCGATCCGGAAGCTCGTAAAGAAACCATTCACCGCATCCGCTCCGGTTTTATGATTCCACTTCACCGGCACCTTCCCCTTCTTCACCCCCAGCGCATGCATCTGGGAGAGCGTCACCCCATCCACCTCCAGGTTGTGCCCCTTCGCACGCACATTACCGGTAATCACCGATACCCCGCGAATAATTCCCGCTTCACGATCCAGCTCCCCATCGAGCGCCGTCACTTCAAATTCAATAAGTTGGTTCAACATAACCCCCAACCCTCCATGTCACCGGAGACGCTCCCCACCGCCCTTACGTAAGGGTCATCATGCAAAAGAGCGCCGCCCCCATAATCGGAAGCGACGCCCTCGTTTCAGCGGTGGGCAAAAGAAAGAAAACCCCACCCCAGAAAATACGTAGAAGGGTGTTTCCAACCCCTAGCAGAACCCAAGCTCTTAAAAATTCACCGCATCACCATCCGCCCAATCGCCTGCCCGATCCTCGGCGAAAGCTTCTTCCGCCCCAGCACCGCCGCAGTCGCCAGCCCCGCACCGCCGCCAATCACCGCCGCCGTCTTCACCTTCTTCTTCGTCAGGTAAGCATCCGCCATCTCCCCCGCGCTCACATTCTGCCCGGGTGCATAACGCCCCCCACCATCACGCGCCCGCCCCTCGAAATCATAAGAATCCACAATCGCGGAAAATCCTCTGAGCCCGAGAGCCTTCCGCGCATGCTTCAAAGCACCAACAGCCTTCTTACGCGCCAACTTACCGTTTGGCACAAGCGAATTTTTTCCAAGCCTACCGCGCCGAACCAAAACCTGATCACGCACAATCGGATCACCGAGGAGCTTCTTCGCCGAAGGATAAACCTCACCCACCGCCGTCGCCGCGAAATCATAAGAATCCAGAATCGCACTCAGCTCCATCGGAGCATCCGGCAGCGCCTCGATGGTATCCACCTCGATATCTGTCCCGTAGCTTTCCTTACCATCGCGATCAATATCCACCGTCTTTCGTTTGACCCGATAGTTGATACAAGCCTTCCCCGCGTTCGGCAGCTTGTGGAGCGCCGGATTATCACGCCGGGAAACCTCAATGCGCGGGCCCCATCCATAATACCCTTCACCATCCGCCCCCTCCCGCAGCGGGATCTCCGCAAACTCCTGCAGCCGCGCATCAATCCTCGCCGTAAGCTCCGTGATTGCCGATAGCTCCACCCGCAGCTTGCCGCCTGGTGTCCGTGCAAATCCTTCGTTTTTGTTCATCTTCTTTTTGGTTAACTTTTCGATTTGTGATCTCGCATACGAGTTAGAATTCGGGTCCTTGCCTAGTAGGTTTCCCAAGAAACCGGGATACTTGATCTTCTTGAATTTCTTGTTGTCCGCAGCCGCATTTTTCGCCGCCGCCGTGGAGCCTTTATCGCTTACCAGCCGCAGCTTGTCCGCGCTGTTTTTCAGCGCAGCCACATCCACCGGATCTGCCAGCTTTCCTTTGAGCCATCCATTAGTCTTGTAAGCCCCGCTCACCAGAACCCGCTGGCCGTTCACCGTGCGCATCTTGCGCCTCAGATTCTTGTCCAGCCTATCCTTATGCTTCGGCACCACCACCGTGTATTCATGGTTGAAAATCGGCAGCGACCGCACCGGCCTAGCACCATGATAGACACCCGGCTTCAAATGCTTCTTCTGCGTCTCTTTCACTACTACGTTTGAAAAAATTTAAATCGACTGGAGCTTAACCTCCAGATTCACCAGACGCTCAGCGAGAGCGGAAAACTCCTGCTTCGCGCGAATTCCGATCTTCGCACCTACTCTCCTCTGCGAACTTTCTGAAACGAGCTTATCGTAAGAGTTCACACCGGATTTTGCTCTCCGATTTCCTGATGCTGCGGTTTTCGACGAATACTTCATCCGCAGTCTTTTAAGTAAATCGTCAGCCTTATCATAAGAATCCGTGGTCCCGCCTTTAAATGCCTTCTTCGCAACACCATCCCCTACACGACCCATTCGACGAAGAGAAGCACTTCCAAACTCATGATCAGCCGCGCCATCCTCAAAAAACCGCATCGAAGCCTTACGTAGCCGTCTGGAACCCTTCTTCAAGCCTTTGCCGACCTTCTCAACCGCACCGCCCACGATAGCATCCCCTACACCCCTTTTTCGCGGAACAAGCTTATTCCCCACGGAGTTCATCCCCGCAGCAACTTTCCTCGTCCCCGTAAAAGCCGCATCCTTAGCCCCCGCCTTAATCGCAGGCATCCGCTTTTTAAGCGAATCATAAGCCATCGAACCACCGACAACCGCGCCACCGGCAACAGCCACTTTCCCCAACCTCGCAGCCGGAGACTTGCGGTGCTCCTTCGCCACGATTGGATACTTGGAATAATACGGAGTCTCCTCATCCATAAACTGGTGAAGATGGGCATCAATTCGGGCGGATAATTCATGAAGGTGGGAAACACGTGCGTTCGACATGCCATCCACCCCATGTCAACCCGAGCTTTGCTCCGTCGAAAGTCTAAAAGTCACAAGTCAAAAGTCAAAGTCACAAGAAAGAGTCGCTTCGCTCCGGTCAAGCCGAGTCTTCCGACCTTCCGACCTTAGACCTTCCGAAAAGCCCTCACCAGCCCGCTCCCGCGAACCTTCGCCTTCTTCACCATCCGCCCCACAGCCGGCACTTTAGGAGCCTTCGGAACTTTAGCAACTTTCGGACCACCTGGAAGATCCTTCGCCCCCCCCAGCTTCTTCCCAGCCACCAAGCCACCTATACCCGCCACCACACCCGCGCCGACAACTCCGCCCTTCCAAAGCTTCCGCTCATTCTCCGCTTTCTCATGCCAGCGCTTCTCACGCCGCTCCCGCGAGCGACTTCCCGGAGCGAACACCCGCACAGACTTCCCGCGCGGATCCCGCACATCCCAGCCAGCCTCATTCGCAATCGAGTCAAACTCCAACATCTCCCGCGCCGGAGTCTGGAAACCTGTCTTCAACCACTTCACCTCACGCTTCGCCTGCTTTCTGATTTTCGCTTTTTTCCCAAATGGCAAAAATCCCTTTTTGCTTCGAGAATATACATCACTGATTCCGTCTTGAATTTCAGGCTTAAACAAACCGCGATAGTCACCTTTTTCTGCACGCTTACTAGCCCGATCAATAGCAATCAATTTTTCATTAGGGACAAAATCATCCTCCTTAGCTGCAAAATCAATCAACCCACTCGCCGGAGTCTGGAAATCATTCTTCTTCCGCGTCGCCGCATAAGTCACCCCACCCGCCAGCGCCGCGCCGACCAGTCCGCCGCCAACCGCACGCTTGCCCACCGTCCGACGGAACTTCCGCGCCGAGTTATGAGTCGCCCGCGCCAGCCGCTCTTTAGGAGTGAACCGCCCCTTGCCAAACGGCTCAGAGCCACCAGCCCCAACCATATCCCGGGCCTTCCTCACTTTAAGAAAATCATCCGCCGTCTTCGAGCTCGCAGAGCTCACAGCCCCGGCCACCGCACCAGTCGCCGCTCCCACCGCGCCAACTCCAATCGCCGCACGCCGCGCCGCCGAGTTATCCTCTTTTTTTTTGAAATCATGCATCGTCACAACCTTCGCCTCCAAAATCCGCGAGGCCGGAGTCGAGAAATTATTCAGCGCCTTCATCAAAGCCCGCTTCCCAAGCGTCGCCTTACGCACCCCCGCCTGGTGCAGCTTGCGCACCGTCCGGTTCTTCTTCGCCAGCACACCGTAGCCCACCACACCCGTCGCAAGCGCGGCATTGGTCCCCGCCGTCTTCGCCCAGGACTTCTCCCACTCACGCTTCTTCTTGCGCCCGCTCCCATCACGCCCCCTCGGCTTGCCAATCACCACATCCGCAGCATCCTTCGCCATTCGCCCACCACGGCCTCCCCACTTCTGGATCCCCTTCGCTTTTGAGTAAGCACTCCGCAACGAAGCCTGATCACCGATCGCCACATCCTGGCGATTACCCGCGCTATCATAGCCTTTCCGCAAGCCCGCCGCCACCTTGTAATGATCCTCGAACCTGCGCTTCTTATCAAGCACCGCCCTCTTAGGAGCATCCGCCACCTCCGCAAAATCAATCACCCCCAGCGCCTGCGCCGGTGTCCCAAACTCTCCTCTTCTCCTCCGTATGCGCAGCTCTTTCTCTTCCCTATTCATATCAGCCACCGTCTTTGCCTTATGTTTTTTCTTATAATCAAAATCAATCACCCCCTGCGCCGGTGTCTCAAAATGCTTCACCATCCGCTTCCCGATCTTCGTGAAAGTAGGAAAGAACCGCTTCGCCGTATCCTTCACCTTCTTCTTCACCAGCTTCCCGCCCTCCGCCGCGATGTTCCCCGGAGTCACCTCCGTGCGCACCCGCCGCGCCGTCCGCTCGGCAATCGCGCCAACCTTATCAATCGTCGCGTTGGCATTTTTAGCCACCCCCGAAATCTTGCTCGCCCCATACAGCGCCCCAGCACCCACCGCACCAGTCCCGCCGATAATCGCCATATCCCGCGCCTTCGAAAGCCTATCCCTCTTCTCTTCATTGAATGTTGAATGTTGAGAGTTGAATTTTTCCTCCAGCCCATGCGCCTCCCCAGGAGTGATGATTCCCTTGTTCTTCAACTGCCGCGCACGCCTACTCACCTCCGGCGAGCCATCCACACGGAACCGGACAGGCCCCTTCACCTTCTTCTTCGTCAGACGCTCGACGAACTCCGGCAAACCTTTCTTCACCCGCACCAGCCCCGGCGATTTCATCCGACCGGCACGGATCACCCCCGCACCCACACCCGCCAGCACACCGCCGCCAATCGCAATCCGCTTCAAATTCCGCCTATCCTTCGCAATGTCCTCCTCATCCGTCATCCGCGCCAGCTCGATCAGAGCCCCGCCCTTACGTAAGGGTGCCACCAGCGCCCCAAACAACCCCTCGCCGAGAATCTCTCTCGCCGGACTCATCATCGTGAATTCGTGCTTCATATCGTTTTCTTGAAAATCTTCAAACATCCGGTAAGGCGCACCAGTCCGCCTCCGCACCGCGCCCTCGATCGCGCCCTTCGCCCACACACCAGTCCCCGCCAAAGCACCGGCAGTAGCCGCACCTGGCACCGGCACCATCGCCCCAGTCAGCCAGCCCTTCCGGATCGGCGCAGGGATCTTCTTCACCTGCTTACCCAGCCGGGTATCCGCCAACTGACCCAGCTTCTGTCCCAGCTTCTTCTTAACCTTCCCGATAAATTTCCCAGCGACTTTTCCCATAGCATCCCGCCCCGTGTCACCCACAACCCTTCGCCAATATCAAGACCGCCAGCATAATCCCCGCCATCACCAAATCCCTAAACAAGCGGGAAGTCTGATACCGTTGCCGATACGGATCTTTAATACTCATCATTTCTTCTTCTCCCCCCTCAACCGCGTAAACATCTCATTCTTAATCTCCTCCCGCGTCTTCCTCAAACCCCGGGAATCCAAAAACCGATCACAAGCCGCACTCATCGAACTCGAAAGCCCCCTACTAATCCACCCCGCATGCTCCGGCGTAATACTAACTGTCCTTTTATCAATCATACTCTTATTTTTTATGGAGAAGGGCGTTTCCAACCCCTTCCCCCAACCCAAGTCTTATTCGTGTCAATTCGTGCAATTCGTGGTTAAAAATCCAGCAACCCAAGCACCCAAGTCTTTATTTCGGAAACAGCGCCGCCGCATTCATATACTCCATCCCATAAACCGTCATCGCCGTATTGATCCCACTATCCCTATCCATCTCACCCTTGTTCACAGCCATGATCACATCCAGCAGCCCTTTCACACCCTTATCGCCCAGCGATCCCACCAGCCCCGGCTGCGGGGGAGGGGCGTCCGGATCCGGCGCTCCCGTCTTCGCCCGCTCCATCGCCGCGATCAGCGCCGTAGGATTCTGCAGGCGCGTCATCAGCAGCTCCATCGGCACCCCATCGCGCTTGCTCACCTGCATCGCGTATTGGATCTCAGATGAAGTCTTATCCAGCACCTGGCGGATGTCGTTATTATACTCCGCCGCCACCTGGCTCATCGTCTTCGCACCCGCAGCTACCAGATCAAGATCCGCCTGCACCTGGTGGCCCACATCGCCCGTCAGAGTCGCCCCATATCTCCAGCTACCCCTATCCCAATTCTTAACCGCCTTGATCTTACCCGCCGCAATCCCCAGCATCAGCACCTTGCGCTTCACCCGGTTCAAAAGAATGTGCTCGAGCATTTCCTGATACCAACGGAAAACCCGCTGCGCCGCCTGAGTCTCCAGCCGCGCCGTAACCCCGCCGAAGCTCGCCATATTATACACAAAACCATACGGCAGATTCAGCGCCAGCGCGATCTCACGGATCAGTGCCTCCCAAAGCGCCATGAACGCACCCGTCGGCCGCTGCGATCCCGGCGCGAAATCAATATCCTCCACACCCGTCTCCACTTTAACCACCGCTCCGGCCTGCGCCTTCATCATCGCCGGTAGTCCGCTACCCGATGGCGCATCCTCCCATTGCCCGCTTCCCGGCGCACCCACATCCTTCGTCCGGATGAACGCCGAGAACGACGCCGCGAACTTGCTCGCAATCTTCTCATGCCCCAGCAGCTCATACATATCCCGCGCATGCGGCAGGGCAGGGGCCAGCTTCGATACCCCGTGATACTGGTCGGTCCGGTTCGGGAAAAATAGGTGGATAAACTCCGTCGGCTTTACCTCGCCCTCCTTCGAGTAACTCGTCTGCCTCGTCCGCTTGTAAATATCGTAGCCCGTCACCTTCCCGCGCTCATCGATCTTGATCCCCGCAATGTCCTTCTCATCCGCCGTATTCGGATTCTGAGGATTCCCAATCCGGTCTCCCTCGATCGCCTGGAGCCGCAGCTCACCCTTCTCGATATGCTCCACCCAGCCATGCTCCCCATCCCGGATCGCGCTCGATAGGCCAAGCTGCACCATCGTCCGGAACCGGTGCCGTCCCGTAATATCCGCACGCCCGCACCAATCATGGAAAAACTCCGCATACTCCTGGTCCGCCTTCGCATCACCCGTCTCCGGCTGATACTCAAGCTGCCCGCAAATATAGATCCCCAGCTTTTGAAGCAGACCCGCGATCAGACAGAAATTTTCCTCCATCTCCCGCCCCTCCATCATCGCATCGATCCGCTCCCGCTGCTTCTTCCAAGTCTCAGACCCACCCTGGTCAAACAAACTCGCTGGCCGCCCCCGCGCACCGCCGCGCTTTACCGCGCTGAACTCATGCAAAGCCTCAGTCGCCATCATCCGCTGCAAAGCAAACCTCGGCGATACCGCCGCAACCGCCTTCCCAAAGAACCCCAGCTTCCGCCTATCCTGAACCTCATGCAAACTCTCAGCCATATCCCACACCCGGCATGTCAATACGTAGAAGGGGATTGCATCCCCTTTGCACAACCCCAGTCTTCATCCGCGCATCCCCGTCTCAAAAATCATCAGTCCGCGTCCCCGAGAAATCCACCTTCCCCACCCGCATCCCGCCAGAGTTATTCCCCGAACGCTGATTGAAAACCCGCGTCGCCGCCTGCAGCCGGTCACGCAGCTCCGTCAGATCCTTCGCATGCTGCACAGATCCCGAACCCTGCGATACAAACCCGCCTTTAAGCGAAGCCCGCAGCGTCACCATCTCATCCGACAACTCCTGCGAAGTATAAGAACGGTAAATCTCAAGCCATGAAGTCATCGACATATCCACCCCACCCATGTCAAGCATCCTAAAAATTCCCTTCCACTTTCTCTCACCCTTACGTAAGGTCAAACCCATGAAACCACGCCGCAAATTAAAGCCTCGCCGGACTTTAGAAACACCAGAAACATCCACAAGATCACCCATTCACACCGGAAAACTCTGGTGGCTGGCCGCCCTTTTCTGTGCAATCTTACTCATCTTACTCACCCGCACCATCTCCACCATAAGCGATCTCCAAGAGTCCGTGGCATGGCATGAGCAACAAGCTAGCTGGAAAGCCGACGCAGGAGAAAAAGCCCTCGCACAAACTAGAATCGCACTCAGAAACAACTCTCCCAGATACGGAAGCCTACGAAACCAAGTGGAATCACACACCATAGAAGCCGACGTTTATTTAAAATTTAAGAAAGAAAAAGAGGTCGCCCTCGCCGCTTTCCCTCCGCCATCTCTAATCTGGAGCCTCATCATCCTAGCCGGGCTGTTCTTCATCTTTTCACTTCTCAAATCACTCACCGCAGAAACCCTCGAACGCATCCGCCAGAGCAAATAGCCATGATCACCCGCCAGCGCATCACAGAAACTCCCCATTACACC